CCTAGGATATTCTTGGCCAGGAAGATCTGTACAGCCGCATTCATGTTCTGACATGCGTTGTTAAGCATGGCACGACGTAGAGTAATTTTTAAGTTTTCACGGCCTTTTATGAGATTTACGCTAAAATTGTATCTCAAGGTGTTTTCGTCAATGCCAAAAAAGTTTGCGATTTCGTTATCTCTACAACCCAAAGCCGCGAGTTTTTCCACTTCATCAGGTGGGATCAGTACTTTGTCACGGCCCACTACCTTGCCTAAGATAGTGCCTTCTACAAGTTCTTTGGGTTTAGGTCCTGTTTTAGCCATTATGCTGAACGGTTTTCCACTTTTACTCGGAAACTACGTCGATCTATCAAGCCGTCTGTGGTGGTTATTGCCGCAGTGATAACGTATACTTTGCCCACTTGCCCACCGCTGACTTTTATGTAAGTTACATGTCCTGAGTTGATACCCTGTGCTTCTTTGACCAATGGTGCTGGATCATTAGCACGTACCTGCATGGTATATGAGACTGTGGCTATGGTGTCGCTACCTATTAACCAATCTGACCATTCCATTGAATAGGTCAATTTGGCACTGGGGTCTTTGCTAATCCAACTGCCTTGGTTATCTTGATAATAACCTGTTTGTGTTATAGTCATAACTGTTATCCTTGAATAATATTTACACGACTTTCGCTTTTTACACCTAATAAGCGACTTTCTTCGTGTATTTTAAGACTTCTTGATTCACTCTGTATGTACAGTGTCAATGCTGGGTCTTGTCGTTGTATTGTAATGATTGATACTTCAAATGCTGACACTTGTAGGTTAGCAGTGAATAGTTTTAGTCTGCGTGTTTCAGCAGTCAATGCTGTGGTACTAGTTAAGTTAGCATTGGCCAATTTCAATGCTTGATTAGCCGTAGTCATAGCAGTTTGAGTGGCAAGACTTACAGTTGTTCCTCGTAATCTATTGGCTTGTCCTGCTAGTTGGCTAGCAGTAGTCACAGCCATTTGACCTGCTCTGATCACACTAATCTGTGCTGATACAGCGAATTGTGTTGTCAACGCTACTGCTGAAGATCTTAACTTGTCAATGCTGCCTGTTACTGTCACAGCGGATTGCAATGCACCGGTAGCAATTACTACCTTACGTGCTTGCACAGTTAGGCCAGTGCTCGCAATGATTGTGACTGGGCGATCTGCTGTTACTCGACCAGTTGCTGTGACTGTTGTGCTTGTGCGTAGATCGACAAATGTACGGCCAATCTTGTTGATCACAGTAATTTCTGCAGCCATGGCTGCAAATGCCGCAGTCACAGGTGTTGTTTTTGCAGCCTGTGTTGACTGTGCAACCTGTGCAGACAATGCCACTGTGAATGGTCTAGTTCTTGCTGACTCTGCTGATAGGGCAGTTTGGCTTGTGTATGCTTGGGTAATTCGTGCAGTCTTGACAGCAGTCACAGCCATTGAAATACTTGTTTCTAGTGCTGTTTGACCAGGACGTGTTCTACTTGCAGTAGCCGCAACACTCACAGTTGTACTCATAGTGGCCACAAGACTCGCGTTCTTCTGTGCTACTGCTGACACTGTTACTGCGCTTTCTAGTGCAACAGTTTGTGTGGCAAATCTTATTCTACGGTTAGCAGTGGTGATTGCCACTGTGGTCTGTAGATTGGCCTGTGCTTGTTGACGTCGACCTCCATTTGCTGAGACACTTGTGGTCGCAGTCAAGACGGCTTGTGCATTTACTACCAGTCCAACTACTACAAAGCCATTGCCTCTTGTGTAGTTCCAATTGGGCAGTTGTGCAGTTGCGCCGTCTAATAAGTTTCTTCTAAATGACAACCAAACTTGTGCTTGGTAATTGCCAGGTGTTAGGCCTGTATCACTGATTGTGGTTGCCACGCCATTATTGATAAATTGACCTGCAGGAGGTCCTGACCAGTTGCTGCCGCTTACATAGGTAGTGTTGGTGATCCATAATTGATCTAGGTAAATGGTCACAGGGTTACTAGTACTGCCCCAATTACCACTTAGAGTTGTACTCATTGTAGCCAACTGATAGGAGTTATTACTCTCTACATAGGTAGGAGTTCCTATTTCTTGCGCTACAGTGTAATATTCTACGCCATCTAGGATAGTGCTGGTTGTGACGAGACTACCTGTAACACCGCCGGCAGTTGCGGGCCAATTATAACTTTCAATTATACCTGGGATTAGGTTGAATTCCAAATTGTGCCATTGTGTTGGATCAAAGCCTGGGGGCAATCTACTGGTATGCACGTTGGTAGCAGTGTATCGGCCCCAACTGTTGCTTGTTGTTGAACTGAAGTTACGTGAAAAATTCAGTGTGTATTCAATCCTTATTTCATAGTAGTTGTAATCACGACGGAATAAACTGGCCTGTGTTGCGCCACTGGTGTAGAGTCTTATGCTTTGACTCACATCGGGTGCTGTGGCCGATCTAAACCACAAGTCCGCAACCACTGGATCCCAACCATTATAAGTAGTTCCACTAATGGTTCTACTGGTGATTGTTTTTCTAATCTCTCCCGTGTTGTCGCTGGTAATGTAACCACTGCCACCAGCATTGTACAGTAGGGTTAGGAAATTACTGTTGGATTCCGCTGTGACTGTGAATGCACTGGTCAACACAGCGGCAAACTCTTTGACAACTGGCTGTTTGGTTAGACTGGCACTAAGACTAAACGCCGCTGACAAGTCTGCTGAAACTATGTCGTATTGGGTAATGGTATCTGCATATGTTTGATCAAACTTGTATAGGAATCGTGTAGTGGCTAGGTTACCATCATTGATGCTGCCGTCAGGTTGTGTATTGACAACTGCATTAACACCTGTTGCGTAGAACAAATCGTCAATATACGCACCATTGTCCTGGTTGATCACGTATGGTTGTTCACTACCTACAAATATACCTCGATAGTCAGGTTCGTTGTTGGCTGTGGCAAAAGCATTGACACCCGAACCAATACGTCCATTATAGGTTGTGGTAGTATTGGTGCTGTTGACGCCATTGAATCTAAAACTAATAACTCCATTAGTTCTGCTGACTTCCCAACGATCAAAGTTGCCTGTTGGCTGTATCAAGTTACCATTTGAGCCATTAAAGTAAGTGGTCAGTTCAACACTGATACCTGTGGTATCGTCTGGAATAAATCTAAAGTAAGGTAACGCACTGTAGCCGGCACCTACTTGTTTGATTACTGTTCCTAGTTCCCAACCTGATCTTGCATTTATTTGGCTACCGTATTTGATAATAGGATATCTAGCATCAATATTGGTAACATTGTTTGTTCCAAATTTGATCCAAACACTGATATAAAAGTCTTGGCTGGCTGCAATAGCAAAATTACCAGAGCCTATAGGATCAATACGCAGGGCTTTTGATCTGCTGGTATCGAATGGAGCATAGAAACTTCCGCTGCCATATTTTTTGGTATCGGTGACTAGACCATATTGATTAGGCATTCAAATCTCCCACAATAGTAGCCCTAGTTCTTGTGCCAGCCACAGTAATTTCTACTGCGCTTGTAGTCCAAGAAGAAGCCGCTGATAATGCGGCCTCGTCAAAACGTACACGATTATTAGCGATACTGATGTCAGTTGTTGCGGCCTGTGCGCTGGTGTATAATCTCGAACGACTGCCTGTGGCCACAATCGTTGCTGTGGTAGACATACTAGTGTTGATGCTACGGATTCTACTTACGGCCACCGCAATATTGGCATTGCCAAATGCAAACAATGAGATATCATTAATTCTATTTGCCTGTATAGTCTGAACAAATGTGCATGATAAACTTGTTTGTGCAGTCACAGTCTTGACTGCATTGACTGTTGAACTGGCATTGACTGATAGTGCCGCTTCAAATTCTTTAACAGTACCGCTAGGAGCAATTATTGTGGCAGTTGATTGTAACTGGCTTGATGCAACAATATTAGCCACACCATCAGCAATGTGCGCAAAGTAATCAGGATCAATATATCCTACTTCAAAATAACTAGGATATAGTTTTCTAGCATCAATAGTCATGGTGCTAGACCCACTGATGCTGGACTCAGCATTGGCCGTATAGACGAAATAACTATCGTCTATGTAACCAAATACAAAGTAGGTAATATCCACTGATTGATCCTTAGGTCAATTTAACAATCATAGCATTAACAGTAACAATGTCAAGATAGACTGTAGCACCAGTTGCTAAGCCTCTAAATCCAAAATTATAAACATGACTTGTGCTGGTTACATTTATTGGAAATGTCAAATTGAATTCTAATCTAGCATTTGTATTTGATATACCACGGAGATATAATCCAGCATCTTCACTGTTGTAAATTGCTTCACCTTGTTTTTCTATTCTAAACGCTATGTTAGTATCATTATGAGGAGTTCTATAACTACAATTAATTTGTATCATATGGATACCTGTAGTGGCAAATGTTACACCTTGTTTATTTGTGGCATTTAGTGTAAACAATCCTGTTGAATTGAATGCTTCTAATTTCATTGCACGGAATGCACCACTGCTGGTAAAATCAAAGAATATTCTATTTGCTGAACCGCCTGGTTCTATCAATCCACTTGGATAGTTAAATTCATAATTACTACCAAAGGCTCTATCGCCCGCATCAACAACGTTGGCTAAGAATCCTATAGTAGTACCGCCGGCACCACTTGCTCCGGTTGCACCTGTAGCACCTGTTGGGCCTGTTGGGCCAGTCGGTCCTGCAACTGTTGATGCATCGCCCGTAGCACCAGTTGGTCCAGTTGGTCCTTGTGCTCCTGTAGCACCCGTGGCACCTGTAGCACCAGTTGGCCCTGTAGCACCTGCTGTATAGTCTAAGTAACTTAAACTATTCCATTGAGTTGTTCCGTCACCGTATTTGATCTTTTTGGTATCGCTTTCTAAACCTGGTTCGCCTGCGGCTAAAACAACAGTACCATTAGCAGTCCAATTGGCTGCTGTATCACGTCTTAATCTAATTGTTGTCATTTGTTTTATCCTTAACTAATTTTAATAAATTTAAACATGATTGATGAATGTAACATATTGCTTCTATCTAATAGGCTCATATAATCATTACCTGAATTTCCATTTTTATAAAATGAAAGACTTGTTGAACCAGTTAAGGTAAATTGTGTTGTAACACCTGGAGAAATAGAGCCATTACCAGAACCGCCGATTGCACCGCCACTGCTTGTTTGAATAACTAAACTGTTGTAATCATCAAGTACTCGACTGGCAAAATCATAATTTGGACCTTTGGTTAATCTAAATGGAACACCTGACGACATGATCCATGGTAATTCAAATACATAAGTACCTGCTGGTAATGTAAAAGTATTACTACTTACACTTACACCGCTTACACCACCTGAATAAATTAATCTAAAATTATCTGTTGGTCTGCTAATTGAACTATTGGTATTAAAATTTAAAGAGCCTGGATCAGATCCTGCTGATCCAATAATAACAATATTATTGCCGCCAGCCGCGGGTTTGTCAGTTAAATCATTGTAACTGCCGCTGGTGGCCACTGGGGCCAGCAACACAGCAGTGTTATTGCCAACAGTGGTACTGGAGGTAGCATTTCCTCCATATACTCCGTTGAGGTTAACCACTAGGTCACCATCTACAACCGCGGTACCTATTCCGTTACCGCCATTGATTGTTATTGTATCGTTGAGATTTGCTGAAATTGGTGTGCCAGCATCACCTGCTACACCGATGGTAGCATTGTCTAAATTAGTAAAATTACTATCTAATTCTGCACGAGTTAATGGCGTGCCTTTTGTTTCGCGTGTTACTATTACGGGTTTTGTCATCGTTTTCTCCTTGTGTGAAACGGGATAGGGAGGGTGTTTAGTCCTCCCCCTTTTACCCTACCGTTCGATTATCTATACAGTGGTAACCAATAGTTTGTGCTATTAATTACAACTTTGCTCCATGCATTTGGTGTGTCTAATGAACCTGCATAATATCCAGTTTCATAAGTTACAGGAGTATCGTTTGCTACTGAAACAACATAAGTTGCTCCAGTTGCTCCAGTGGCTCCTGTTGCACCAGTTGCACCAGTTGGTCCTTGTGCGCCTGTGGCACCAGTTGGGCCAGTTGCACCAGTATCGCCTTGTGCTCCAGCAGGTCCTGTAGGTCCTTGTGCGCCGGTAGGTCCTTGTGCGCCTGTAGCACCTGTAGCACCAGTTGCACCTGTAGCGCCGGTAGGTCCTTGTGAACCTGTAGCACCTGTAGCACCAGTTGCACCTTGACTTCCTGTTGCCCCAGTGGCTCCTGTTGCACCAGTTGGGCCAGTATCGCCTGTAGCACCTGTAGCACCTGTGGCTCCTGTTGCACCTTGAATACCAACTGCACCTGATAAGTTAACAGTCCAAGCACTGTATGTTCCAGAACCTATATGTTTTGTCTTATTAAATGTTAATTGACCGTTTGCTCCATTGTAAGCACTAACTGTACCATATTGAATATTACTTACATCATAGGCAACAGTAATGTCCTGACCAAGAGAATAGTCTACATTGATATCAGCAAGAGTAATTGTTTGAGTACCACTATTGGTTAGTGTAAAACTTGTAGAACTTGTTGTTGAATATCTATCACCATCTTGACCATTATTACCTGTAGGTCCAGTTGCACCTGTAGCACCTGTTGCACCTGTTGGTCCTTGTGAACCAGTTGCTCCAGTTGCGCCTGTTGCGCCAGTAGGTCCTTGGCTTCCTGTAGCACCAGTTGCGCCAGTAGCGCCTGTGGCTCCCTGACTTCCTGTAGCACCAGTAGGTCCAGTTGCACCTGTATCGCCTTGAGCGCCGGCAGGGCCAGTTGGTCCTTGATTACCAGTTGGTCCTTGATTACCGGTAGCACCAGTTGCTCCGGTTGTACCTGTAGGTCCTTGTGAACCAGTTGCTCCTGTAGCACCTGTAGCACCGTTATCGCCCATTGGGCCAGTTGCACCTGTAGCGCCTTGGCTACCTGTAGCACCAGTTGCTCCTGTAGGTCCTTGTGAACCAGTAGCACCTGTAGCACCAGTAGCGCCTTGTGCGCCTGTGGCTCCGGTTGCACCAGTAGGTCCTTGGGCGCCAGTAGCACCAGTTGCTCCAGTTGCACCTGTGGCTGCATATGGTGCATTTATTGTTAATGTTTTTGCTGAATTATCACCTGTGATAGTAACATTACTACCAGCAACAAAATTAACCTGACCATTTAAATCGCTTGTTACTACTGTACCGCCACTGGCTTGGAAACCAATGGTTGCATTTTGTAAATTGCTAAAATTACTATCGCCTTCTGCATGAGATAACGGAGAGCCTTTCGTTGCTCTACTAACTATTACGGGTTTTGTCATGTTATATTCTCCTAATTATTAGGCTAGGCTAATAGTCAAATTGCCACTAGTTACCTGGAAGGTATCGCCTGTGTCAATTTGTTTGCTTGTGGTCACTGCACCGTAGAACAGTACATTACCTGAACCTGCTGTGCCACCATCCATAATTGCCACGTGAGTAACAGTACCCCAACTTGCTGTTGCGGCTGAGAAAGTAACAGTTGCATTGGTTGCACTTGTACCGCTTGATGCGGCTGCAAATGTTACTGTTTGACGACTGTATGCTGAACTTGAAGTTGTAACTTCGTCAGTTAATGTGCCGGCTTCTAAGTTAGCGGCAGCATTGGTGCTGGTGTTTGTGAATAGGGCTAGATATAAACTGCTTGGTTGAGTGAATGCTGACACACGTAGAACGTGGTCTAATACTTTATTTTCTAAATAATTGCTTGCGGCTGTCATAAGATATTCTCCTTGATATGAGTTATGTGGATTGGATCCACATAAATGGATCACTTGTTCGCGCACAAGTATTTATAGAGAAATTGAAAAAACCTTATAAAACCTTAAAAAAAGAAGAAAATAATTATCCAGAGTTTCTAGTCTTGATGGCTGCAAAGACTGCTGTGATAGTTCCGGCTGTGGAGTTGGTCCACCTATAACCAAGGATGCCACTGACATAAGCAATAGTGCCACTAGTATTATTTAGACTATCACCCAACTTGACTGCGGCACCGCCACCACAAAGCCACAAAGCCACATTGCCACTAGTTTGATTGTTGACCGTGATCATGCCACTGAAGTTGCTGAAGTTAACAGTTGCACCACTGAGATATGATTGACTAGTATCTGATCTATCAATCATTCCCGTATTTGCAGGGACTAAACTAGAAATAACACCTTCTGTTTTTAGACCGGCAGCAAAGTATTTTTGTACAGGTACATTTGGCCAACTGCCAAATTCTGTAGGTCTACGATTCCATGATACCAACGTATAATTGGCGGCTGGTGTATCAAATACAGGATTAGCCATAACATCATAAAATACCACACCGTATTCGTAGTCCCATATTTGATTATAGGCACTTACACCATGCACACCATTTACTATAATAGCAACTGATGCACCGGCTGCGGGTTTATTAACAACTAATACCAATGGTTGTAATGAATGATTTGTAGCATCGGTTATATCTAAAATCACGATGCCGCTGGTGGCTGTTACATATAGATATACAATTTGATTAGTAAATGAAACAGTAGTAGTACCTGCTGAGGTTATTTCAACATAGTTGGTATTGCTAGTATAAGCGCCACCCGACCCAGATGCATCTCTAAGATTAGTAAAATTAGTATCTAATTCATCATATGTTAGTGCTGTGCCTTTACTGGCTCTAGTTACTATTGTTGGTGTTGGCATGTTAGGTTCCTCTTTATATTTATAGGTTACTTAAAAATTAGAACCTTTTTAAGTCTTTTTCGAGATCAAACATTGCCTTGGCTGAAATTAATTCGCTTAATTTTAAATGAGCCTGTTGTAACTGTTGATGGCTTATAAGCAATGTACTGAATTCTTGTTGCACCTTCATGAATTCATTGGCCATACGATTATGTGCATCTGTCAATTCACCTAATCTCTGATCCATAATAATTAATGCATCATATGGATCAAAATCTCCAAACATATTTTTCATTAGATTATCCTAATTTGAAAGCGTATTGGCTCTACCTCTAAAAATGTAGCCAAGGCCATTGAAATGAATTCAATGTCGCTCATTTGTTTATCTGTTAAATCTCTCTGTGTGCCAAACACTAGATTATTTACAAGTCCACCTACAATACTACAAGGGGTATTTTGACGGTACTTACCATTGATTTGCCCTTTGTGTAATTTATCACTACGTTTGTGCCAAAACTGTGTTAAGATCCATATGTTATCTTCACTAGGATTAAGATCTCTTTCACTCATTACTGCAAGCCAACGAATAAATTCTTTTTGTAGCCATGCCATATCTTCTGTATCTATCTCACGATACTCTGTCCTAGCGGCAGTTTGTTTAGGAAAATAAAGTATTGTTTTAGCCATTTCGATATCCTTTAGGTTTGCGCTTCTGTTTATCTTTACCACGTTGACCGTGGCCTGTTTTCCATTGTTTTTGTTTAGCACAATGTTCTTTTCTAGTAACTAGTTCTACGTTGTCTGGTGTCCAATCACCTTCCCAATCAATACGGGTCATACACAACTGGTCGCTATCTCTACCACGTTGATTCCAAAAACCATTCCATACGTTAAAATAGTCTTCAAATTCTAATGTCCATTCTTCACCTCTATAGTTGGCTTGTGCTTTACTACGTAACCAAGGTAGATACATTTGATGTCTATTTTTATCTGGGCCGCATATCCATACATGAGGTCTTTCAACTCCTTGTCCATTCCGACCATATAATCTTACTCCTTTAGGTGCCATATTATTCTCCTTTAGGTATCTTTTGCAAAATGAATTTGAATTCTTCTGTGTTTTCATCCAGCCAGTGAGTTTTGAAGTTAACAGAATATATCGAACGAAAATCACTCATTGCAGTCTTGCCAACTTGATCCACGTAGTTTTGTTGATGTAAAAAAACCAACTGTTCTTTTTGCAATATTCTAGTATGACTAGGATCACCCCATGCCCATGCACTGTGTCTACTGGGGCAGGTGGCTATAAAGTATCCGCCCATCTTTAGCAATCTATAAAACTCTGTAAACTGTGCAAAGAAAGTCCGATAGTCACCTTGGTGTCCCACATGCTCCAATACTTCGTAAGCATGTATTTCATCAAAGGATTCGCTTTCAAATGGCAAGGGCAGATTATGTAGATCCCAAACGATATCAGGTTCATGATCTGCATTGTAATCCAATGTGGTCAAGTTTTCAAAATGATCTGTGGCATCTACAGTTAGACGTTTGTCCCATTTGCTACCACAGCCAATCAATAATTCTTGTTTCATATATTCTCTCTTATACCTATATTATATTTATATAATGATATAAAGTCAATATATTTTTCAGCCGTTTATGCCTAGCATAATTACTGTATAGGAGAACAATATGGCACCCAAGATATGCGTATACGCAATTAGTTTGAACGAAGCAAAGCATGTAGAAAAATTTTATGAGTCATGCAAGGATGCTGACATGGTACTGATAGCCGATACTGGATCAACAGATCAAACAGTTAAGATTGCCAAAAAGTTAGGAATCAAAACATACTCAATCTCAGTCAAGCCCTGGAGGTTTGATACTGCACGTAACATTGCACTGGGATTGATACCCGGTGACTATGATATTTGTATCAGCATGGATCTGGATGAAGTACTAACACCTGGATGGCGTGAGTGTGTGTTGGATGCATGGCGACAGGGTGTGACCAGAATACAGTATCGTTATGAATTTGCTCCAGGTTACCAATTCAATGCCACAAAGATACACAGCCGTTATGGTTACAACTGGGCCAACATCTGTCACGAAATGATCCAACCTGACAGTCGACACAAAGAAGTTTGGAGTTTTATCGAAGATCTATTGATCGTGCATCATCAAGACGTTACCAAAGGTCGACAACAATATCTACCCATGTTGATGGCTGGTGTAAAAGAAAACCCTTCAAACAACAGAGACAGTTGGTATTTGGCTCGTGAATACTGGTACATAAAAGAATATCAAAAATGCATCGATGAGTTTGAACGTTATCTAGCACTGCCTACAGCAGTTTGGCATCATGAAAGAAGTTTTGCTTTGAGATGTCAAGGTAAGAGTTATCTGGAATTAGGACTTGTCAATGAAGCATTTGATCGCCTAAGACTAGCAGTCAATACCAGTCGACAGTGTAGAGATCCTTGGTTAGATCTCGCTCAGGCATGTTACACACAGTCAGCATGGCATGAGTGCTTTTATGCGGCAACACAAGCATTGACCATAACCACACGTGAATTTGTGTTTACCAGTGATGCAGAGCCATGGGGTCCTCGATTATATGACCTAGCGGCATTGTCAGCACATAATCTCGGTATGCGAGATACTGCTGTTCGCTTTGGTCAAGAGGCCGTCAATCAAATGCCAAACGATCAACGATTAATTAAGAACTTAACTTTCTACCAATCCTAATTTAAGTGCAGTATCAGTATCATTTTTACTTAACCAAGCAACAAATTTATTGCAGGTTAAGCAATGGTATTTGGCATAATGTTTATATGTAGATACTAATTTAATTTCAACTTGATGATTAGAGTGTTTTTCTAGTGGTGGTGTTTTACATTTTAGTTTGGTAGCCATTTACTTCTCCTATGTATAATATTACACATCTTACTGACAAAGGTCAAACTTCGTTTGCCCATTTACAAACAAAACTCATTTCGTAAACTCATTTCGTTTTTGTTTGTAAAACTTTGAAGTTAAAGCGTCGAGTGCCAGATCTGGCACGAAGTGCTTTAATTGAAATAGGCAAACGCAATGCGTTTGACTATGAATTATAAACTAATATCAACTCCCAGATGAAATAGTCATGAGAAGCAACAGCCTTTTTTCAGATTCGAAAATCCTAGAGACGATCGTTTATCATGTTTATGTCCTTGGCTGTCTCGGCCTCGTAACATCCTATCATTAATCCCTACGTCTGTCGTTATTGCTTTCGCATCCATTTAGGCTTCGAACTTACCGTATTAAGTGTTAGGCATTCCTGCCATTAATCAACTTAGGTGACTAGATATTATCGTATCAATATTATTGAACACGGACGGGTCCTGTTTTAACCCCGTTGAATTTGCCTGTGAATTTGCCATTGTGTTTGCCTCTACATTGTATTTAGTTTAACACAAAAAAAAGCCTATTAAAAGCGAACTGGCAAAAAAATACCCTACTATGTAGGGTATTCAAATTTTGGAGAAATTTGTCAAAGTGTCGGGAGATTATGTAGAGAATCCCAAATGGCTGTAAAGGATAAAAGAGAGATTAGTATGCCACCAATCAAATAGTACTGGCTGTACTATTTTAATCCCCCGACGTAATTATTTATCTCGTTTATTATTAAACCAAGCAGAAAAGGCATTCTGTGCTTGTAGCCCGCCTTGTATCAATGTATCGCCTGTTGGCCCAACAATCTTTTGGCAAGTTCTACAACTAGTACGCCAATGTCTTTCAGGGCTCATATAAAACTTTCTATCAATTATTTGATTAGTAACCACACGCCCGCAACCAATGTGTGCAAGTTCGCACACGGCATTACGATCTTTTAATTTTTTAATTTCAAAGCCTAGTGTAGGATTAGAAAATGGCATTTCTATTTCTACTTCTTCAATCTCCCCAAACTCATTTTCTATTTCCTGGACAACTTTCATAAGTTTTGGCTTATGTATTCCAGTTAAGGGTTTTCCGTTTGGTCCAACATCCACACCCACTTGATCTATAATTGCTACCTGTTGAATAAATTCTTTAATTTGTTTTGCATCCATTCCATATTTAAGATTGGACATAAACTTCATTAGGTCAAAGTGGTTAGACTGGCTAGCGGCAAATATTTCCAAGCACTACCGGTATACATGCATAATGCAGGGCCGCCAGCAACATCATTAGCCAGGGCAAGATCTCCTGCTACTGGTGCAGTGGTTGCTAATATTGTAGCCTTAGGTTGATCTTGCAAACGTAAGATACTTTGTATTTTAACAATACCTGTACTAGGATTGAGTGTTAAATTGGCTCCTGATGGTGCGATAGTGCTAGGTAATACAGTTGCATCAATAGTACCATTGGCCTGCAACACCAATACACCATTACCAGTATTTGCTTCTGCTACGATAGTATTCAAATTGGTAACTGCTGAATACAATGCACCTCTAGCCTGGCTTGGATCTGCACTACCTGAACTTAGATAGGTAGTATCAATTGCTGTGGTTGGGAATGTCATGGGATTATCCTTGTCTTATTTTTAAATTGTTGCCATCCATATATTGGCTGGGTAATGCTTTGATTAAAATATCTACAGTAGCATCACGTGGTTTATTATCTATGCCTACTAGGGCAAATGTAGGTCCATCAACAGACTTGGCTATTATCTTTGGAATAACATACGTGCTAGTCGCTGTGCTACTTACATATAAATCTAAGTTATAAGCAGTCACTTGATGCGGGGTTATCAGCATATCTGTAATCATGCTAACAGGAGTTGTTAATGGCAGTGTTCTACTAGTGTTACTACCCGCAAGCGTTGAACTATCTATACTTTTATAAATTAATTCAATACCTGCTGTGCTAGGTGTTATCTTGATATCACTAATGGTCAATGCTTCGGTTAGTTTATCAGCAACTACATATACTAGACAAAATCTTCCTGTAAAACTATTAACACTATTTGTATTATTGGCTATAAGTGTTTCTGATTCTTCACCAGTAAATTGTCCTGTACTGCTGGTATAAATTTGATAACTTACTAGACCTGTACTGTCTGTATCAATATTCAATGCATAATTTAGCATTGGTCCCATATCGATAACACCAGCATACCAAACGATCTGTGATGCTGGATTATAATTCCATGTATTCCAAGCATCCCATGTGGTACCACTTAGTCCACTCCAAGTGCTATTACTAGCCGGCATGATCTTACTGGTAGTACCATCATAAAATCCGCTTGTTGTTGGTCGACTCATATCAGATCCTTATTGACAAGTTGGCGATGTAGTAGGCAATGTATATGCGGCACCATTATACCTTAAATTACTAGCAGAGACTAGACTTCGTGCCTCACTAGCCTTGCGTTGTAGACTTGTACCATTAGTTGTGTTAGCACTGGCATTAGCACTATTCTTCAACACGATTGTTTCATAATCAGCAGTATTAACAGTATTTGCATTAGTAATTATACTACCTATACTAGTACTTGAATTATAAACAGTGGGCATGTTCAAATCACACTGTACTGCTTTGCCACTAACGCCTGCTGAATAGGTACCTACAATCAATATCTGTTGATTACCTGCGGTGTTAAGTGCAAGTACTGTTGGTGCAGTACTAGTTCCATTAGCATACAAATAATTATTCATACCAAAACTATTTTTTGCTCCTACGGTAACTGTAGGATCATAATAGGCTGAAAATTCTCCAGCATTGGTAGCATATCTTAAATTAACAGTGGTAATTCCAGTTGCCCCATCGGTACTACTGTTACTACCGCTAAGAGTAAATTTCTCCCAACGACCAGCACCATACATGTTACTATAATATGGATTGGCATATAAATTCCAATAACTTGGATTAGTTTTAGGATCCAATGTGCTACGTCGATAGATATCAACACTGGTAATGCTAGCAGGAATCTTAAATTTAATTTGATAATAATCAGTAGCAGGAGTTGCACCAAAACTTGGCTGTACTCTAATCATGCTGATCATTTTCACAGTAGGATCTACTACAGGTATCGCAGCCTCTAATGTACCTAAGGCAACATTAGTAGCAAGTAGTGTTGGTGCTAGTTTACTATACCAATCTCCATTTGATGGATATGGTGTTGTTCCAACAGTTTGTGTTGTACGATCATGTATAGCACCTTTCCAATACCAACTGTTATTACAAGGGGTAATGGCACCATTGTACCATACTAATGGTGTGATAACATATTCATAGATAGTATCCCAAACAACTGCTTGACGTGCAAAACCTGTTGTAGTATCGGTAGTCAATATTGTTAATGGTTGATTTGAATCATTTTGTGTAAATTTAGTATTGGATTCTATACTAGTATCTTTCTGATAGATACGCACTCCAATAAAATACGGTTTCAAATCATCTGAAGGTAGTGTGTAACTGAATGTAGCATTATTAACGCCACTGTCAGTTGTTGCGCTTAGACCTAACCAGTAGTTTGGATTACCTGGTGCTAATACTAGTGTTCTAGGATCTGTTAAACTTCCTGGAGGTGCATTTTCTTCTAAGGTCAATGCAGTCCATATGGTTTGTGAATTGAATGTACTATTGCTTAGAGGATTAAAGTTATATCCACTAATACCTAATGGATCTTTTTCTACACTGACAGCAGTATATTTGGTCACATACTTGCTGGCTGTACCATCTGTATAGGTAATTCTAAATTGCAAATCATAGTCATCAGCACGAATAGGATCATTAGGATAACTTCGATAACCTAGATCCATGGCCGGAGTCATTTGTGTATTGTTGAATGTTATATTAGTATTTTCTGCACTGATAGCATACTCGGCAGTCTTCCAATACAAGTTACTGGATTGTTTGTAATAGATCCTAACTTTGCTAACATAATTATTAGCACCATTAACCGTGCTGGTCTTGACTGTAAAACTAACTGTGCGTGGGGTGCTAGGTTGACCACTGGTCAATACTGTGATGGCTGATATACTATCAAAGTAGGTATCATTTCGAACAGGCGCCGCAGCCGCAGAACCAATTCTTGCCTTAGCACTGGCTAATGCTTCTGTAGGATAGTTTGTAAATTTACTATACCAATTACTATCTCCAGGATAGTCAGCGTCGGCTGTTCTATTATGGACATAGCCACTGATATATTGTCCGTTGAATGCTTCTACAGTGCTAGCACCATAGTATACTAGATCAACAATAACAAATTCCCATATATCATTAAATGAGATTCCTGGCACTGTCACAGTCCAAGTACCGCCCACTGTATTGAAAGTTGCTGGTGTAAAGTCTACACTATCACCTGTGCCTGCTACTCCTGCTTTGTGTCGATAAACACGAACGCCTACCCAATTGGCTCTTTCACTAGCGATTGGAGGTTTTACAAACAATATAGCACCCTGATTGGTTGGACTGCTGTAAGTTCCTGTATTATATTCTCTAACACTGTAGACTGGCGTTTGGATATATCTTGTTTCGATAAGATCATTTGGTCCTGCAATCTGAGGTATGTAGGCAGTGCTATCTTCTCTTAGAATCACAGTTGGACTTGACTGTCCACTAGTCATACCTGCTACAAACAGATTGTAAGCATAGGTCAATCCGCTCCATTCAACTACTTGATTCATAGCACGGAATTGCCATTTACTATTCTTTCCATCACTATATGTGTAACGGAAAATAAAATCATATGCATCACTATTAGATGGACTAGGAGTATTTGGATATTGTCTAGGACCTACAGTGATATTAAAGGTGTAAGGCTGACCTTGGATACCTGACAATGTTTGATTCTGTACAAACCATTTGGTATTGTTACTAGGTTTATAAAATACCTGCAGACCAGTAAGATAACTGTTGCTGCCATTGGTAATATCTTGTGTGACAGTGATAGCCACTTGTCTTGGACTTAGTGGTATTTGATTTGGATATGAACCACTAGTTACAGTAGCACCAGTAACTGTTTTAAAAAAGTTGTCTGCATTATTAACAGGTGGTGTTCCGGGTGGCGCAGGTATTCCAGGAACAACAGGGGTTGTGGTTGCATCAGAACCTGTAGTAAATGAATATTGTGTTTTCTTAGTACTTCTATCACCTGTTGAATATTGTACAACTGCAACAATAAAATATCCTGTTGTCTTTAATAAATTTTGTATGACAATGCTACCACTAGCACCAGAAATATTAACTGTTTGAATATCTAAGACTGAGTTAGAATTAATAGCACTTGTGGTGAAGTTAATGCTAGTTGCTAGGGCATTACCAGGATTTGTCCATCGAATAGTAGCAGTTACAAAACTAGCCGAATATACATAGGATACATCATAGATACTAATAACATCTATCAATACACCAATGCCAGGTGTTTGTGGCGGATTGGTTAGATCAGCAGGATCTGTTGGTGCATAGGTAGGAGGATTTAATCCAACAGGAATACCAATAGGTTCTTTTGGATAATATCTTGATGCGCCTTTTGGAATATAAACTGGAAACTTATAATCACGTTCATTAACACGCACATAAGGATAGATAAAATCTGGATTACGAACACAGCCAATGGCCACAGTGTAATCATTGTTTATTTTACTGCTGACGATTCGCCATGGAATAGCATCTTGTGCTGGATCTGTACCAAATTTTAATATATTGGCATCAACATAGATGTTATCTCCAACTTCTAATTCCAATGCTTGACTAGATGCTGTAAAACTTAGAGTATCTTGATATCGACTTTTTAATAAAATTAGTCGTGCCATAGATTGTGCCATTGCATAATTAGTAACCCAAGCAAATGTAAAATCACCTTTGTTTAATCTATTACCATCTTGTGCAAGATATGTA